AGTTGGGCGAGCAGCTTCAACCGCTGCTGCTTCTACTGCTGGTGCTGCAACTGTCTCTGGAGTATTCTCCACAGCTGTCTCGCTTTCTGTTGGTGTGATTTCTTCTTCTACGACCTCTGGAGTTTCCTCAGCCGCTACATCAATAACCTGAGCAGACTTAAATGCTGGCTCTGTTACCAATGAAACTTCTAGCAACTTGGCAGCGGATACGAACATCACATTGCCCTTCTGCTTTGACTTAATTACTTCTACGCCTACTGACAGACCTGATTGCAATCCTTCTTCTGCAAGGATGAGAGCCTCTGAACCTCTGTTGCTACGGCTTACCTTGAAAGATGCATAGATGCCATCTTCTTGCTCTGTGAATTGTGTTGCCTTGCCTAGTGGCTGGCGTGAGTCATGCTGATTAAGTAGCTTGACTGTCTTAGGATCTTCTGGAAGTGCGATTGCGCCCTTCTCAAAGACAACCTTGCCGGCTGAAGTGTTACCGACTTCGCCTGTACCTGCTGGCACGATCTTGCCGGAGATTAGTCTTTCTTCAACATTGGCAATAAGCCCTGCTGTAAAAGTTATGACCTGATTTTCCATTATTCGATTCCTTCACTGCCGTTAGGTGTTAGATCTTCCATCTCCATCGCCTGTTCAACTGTAATAAGGCCTAGAGATAACATCTTTTCAATTACTAGCAATCGCTCCATAGGCTCAACCGCTAAGAATGATGAATCGACATCGAACTTCACAGCGTTACCGCGAGCAGTGATGTCATCCATTGACAAACGATCCTCAATAGCACATACATAAGGTGCAAGGCTGAGAGAATAGAATTGCTTGCGTTCATCAAGTACGTTTGCGTAAGTCATGCTTTGATTGGCTTCTGCTGATAGCAGGTAAGCAGGGACATTACACAAGCGAGAAATCTCTGTTGCTAGGAATTGCTGTGCCTCGTCATACATCATGTCTTTAGGAGAGAATGATGTTGGCTGGTATTCAAGAGTAGATGTTAAATAAGCAGTGCTGCGATTATTGCGAGCGTTTTTCCATGCAGCAAGTAATCCTGCAACTTCTTTAGGATCTAGGTCAGCTCCGTTATTGCGAAGCACTCCGCTAGGCATTGGAGTCGATGCTGCAAGTACTGCTGCTTTGCGAAGATCAATTGCAGATCTAATTGTTTCAGATCCGCGCTCTAAAATACCTTCATCAAATGCTTGAAATGTTACAAGTGATCCGAGTCCTGACATAGGAACTGCAACAGCTTCGATGTAATACTGAGTCACTTCCATGCCGTAAAGATCTGTAGTAAATGTAACCTTAACATTTGGAATCCACTTAAAGCGAGATGGTCGGCCATCTTCTGCATAAACTTCTGTTACTTGCCAGTACGCAACACCATACATAAGCAATGAATCTACAGTCCACGCCATAGTTACTGAACGCGGTTGATTGATTGCAGGCTGATCAACCCAGATTGGATTGCCAAGCTCTTCACCTGTGGACTTACGATAAAGATTGAGTGGCAATCCACCGATAACACCGCTTAAAAGATTGCGGCACTTGGCAACTGCTGGCACTGACATAGCTTCATTGCGTTGAACGCGTGGAAGCACATAGTTATAAAGGGAGTTAAGATTCTCTCCCATAATTTGAGGGGCGTATTGCGCTAAAAGCGATGAACGCTTATCGTCATTAGAGATTGCTTCAGTTTTGCGGAATAGACCCATAGTCATAAAGGATACCATTTGTCAAGTAATTGTACAATGTGGTAGGGGTGTGTCTAAGTGTAAATTTGTGGCTTAGGTTGAGGGATCATTAACTTACTTACGGCCATTGCGATCCCAATCGGGGCGCTAATATCGCCAGCACTTTTGCGCTTAATGATTCTCCATGCTGAGTCATTGACTTTAGCTGCGCAGTTATTCATCTGCTGGATAAACTCGGCCTGCCCGTTATGCACTACCCGATGATTGACCAAGCCTTCTAAAAGATCTCCACAGGCTTTGTAAAACTGCTGGCCTGAGACATCCTCAACGACTACGCCAGAATTGTGCAGGCGATCTGCAATGGTCTGAGTGGCGTACTTATCAAAGCAGACTAGCCGTGGCTTATAGATGTCACACCAAGCCTTTATGCTTGCAGCCATCTTCAGCTCATCAATAGCAACCTGAGAGCTATAAGTCTCTAAGATACCGATACCGATTCGTCCGTCTGGCAGTAATTGACCAGCCACGAGCGACCCATTTCTTCTGCTCGGACTTACATCAAAGCCGAATACTGTATAAGCACCGACCGACATCTCTAGATCCGAGTCAGATGTTTCCTCAAGAATTCCGTGAGGCCACGGAGAGGACAGACTGTCGATCCACTGGCAAAGTGTCTCTGTGCGCGTATTTTCAATCGGTGAAGTAGCAATCGCTTCCTCAATCGCTTCCTCTGTGATGGTGTATCCCAGAGAGGGGTTAGCCAGAGCCCATGCATCTCTATCGGTTATCTTGCAGTACTGAGGGGCTGAGTACTCATAGAATCCAAAAGATTTGGGTGGATAGTCGATAGCTCTTTCTCGTAAGTCGTTGAGTACAACGCTGAAAGCGTCTCCTGCATTAGAGGTAAGAAGCGTTTGAGAGTTTGGGTGAGCTCTAGTTGTAGGAGTTGCAGCTCTAAATCCATCTTCTGTGATCTCTCGGATCTCATCGATGTAGAGCAATCCATTGACTGATCTACCGCGAGAGCCGTCTCTAGTTGCTGCAACAACATCGAGCCTTGCTCCAGATAGCATCTCAATTGATTCTGTGCCGTTGGCGTGTCTGATCTGTTTAACGAATCCTTTAAGGTGGTCATTGGTCTCCAATAGGTGAGTAATTTGTCTAAAGGTGTCTAGTGCCATGCTTCTGTTAGAGGACATGATAAGGACATTGGTATTCCACTTGATGAGGTGAGCAAGGATTAACATACGCGCCAGATGTGTCTTACCATTCTGCCGAGCAACCAGAATGAGGTTTGTCTTACGAATCCACATGCCTTTTTTATCCACAGTGAGAATATCTCTAAGGACAAACTCCTGCCACGGCAATAAAGGGATCTTTACAATCTCGCAAAGGTCTTTTACATCTTGCAGCTTATTTTCGCCCTTGAGAAGTGGGCTGTGAAGCCGTGGCTTGGTTGCCCCTCGCAGGGCTTTAGGCTTTCTGGGTTTACTTGTCATTGACTCGGATCAGGTCGGGTCTTAAAAGGACTATCCAGCATCGTCTCGGACTGCATCGGGGAGGCATAGGTTGAAAAGACAGGGGGGGTAGCCGTCTGTGCTAAAAAAACACCCTCATTGAGCGCACCCTTGCGTAGGTTGCATGACTTACATAACACCCTTAGATTATCAAGGCTGTGGTCTCCACCTACCTTGCGTGGAATGATGTGGTCGATGTGCATCTCGCCCTCATCTGTGCCACATAACTGACACATGCGACCATCACGCATGAACACACGCTCTCGCTGTTCACGATAGCGCCTACTGTTCAGCTTGTCTAATGCCATCCCTTAGCCTTCCAATGATCTAAGGCTATGCATGGTTCACCATACCTATGCCCTATGTAATCTAATCCCCATTGTATCTGAGTATAACCATCTTGGTCTTTAAGCCATTCACTTCTACCTTGAGGTATTCCATAGTGGCTACCATTCTTAGCTTCTGGATTCCATGCACTTTCTTTACCATAGAGTATTGCTAGGCATTTATATTGCTTATAGTTATAGCCTAATTGATGTAATGCGAATTGCTTATAGCTCACATATTGCATTGGTTTAGATCCACCTGCTTCAGGCATGATGCATAGAGCTATCCCAATACATGCCAGCACCCCCCGAGCTCTCCGCCTAAGCGGCTCGGGGTGAGCCCCTGAAGGGCTCTGCCTTAATGAGTTAAGGATGTATAAGCCCATCTCTGGATTGACTGCATTTCTTAAAGCTTTGCGCTTATCTGGCAATGAATGTTCTGATAGGTCATAGTCATACTTAGCCTCTAGTGTCTGAGTCACACCATTGTTGATAACACCATCAAAGCTAAACTCTTTAGGCTCAACCTCGAAGTTCATCCAGTAAGGGTGCCGGCCTAAGATAATCGTAGGTTCTACCAAGTAAGGGTAATAAGGGCGCACATTCTCCACCACCCAATTACCCTTAAAGTAATGCTGCAATAGCAAGATCTCTTCATAGAGCTTCATATCTGGATACACCGGCATAGAACCATTATTCATTGAAACGTGCTTTCTTAGCCTGGAATGTGTAGGACATGGAGGACTAGACCAGATGAAGTCGAACTCATGAAAATGCTCCAAAAGGTATTGATGAGCATCTGCCACTATAACTGTGTCATTAGGGAACAAGTCCGCATAGACTACTGCTATACGAGCATCGAACTCTACTGCCGTGATCTCATGCTCGTCACCCCATAACTTGCGATTGCCTCCGATACCTGCATAAAGGTTTAATATTCTCAATCTTTGCCCCATCCTTTGCCCTTAAAGTGAATTGGTGCTGCTCCTATAACTTTAACCATTGGCTCATTACAATAGTTGCATAACACTACTGGTCGATTGTGCCATCCGTGATTGATCTCTTGACTAAGATTGCATCGTGAGCATTTGTA